CTTTACCTTTTACAATTTTATCGTTATACCCAAGATTAACTACAAATGATGGATAATATGTTATATATAGTACCTTATACTGCTGAACATGGAAAATTTATTCTATCATGTCAAATGAACCACGCACTAATGGATAAGGATGCAAAATTTGAAGGAGATGCTATGAACTTAATACAGGATCATTTATCTTTTACAGGACTTGTAAATAACAAACCTATCTTTGCTGCTGGTATGAAAATGATTTGGGGTCAGGTTGCAGAAGGTTGGGTCATTGCAACACAAGATGTTTGGCAACATCCTATTGGTGTTGCTAAAGCAATTAAGAAAGATTTTGCTAGAGTTGCAAGAAAGTATAATATTAAAAGAGTTCAAACTGCTGTAAGATCAGACTTTGATAAAGGTATAAGATTTGCAAAGTGGTTAGGATTAGAGAACGAGGGATTAATGAAACACTATGGGTTTGATGGTTCAGACCAATACAGATATGCGAGGATATTCTAATGAGTTTTGTATTTGATGTTGTAGCAGCACAACAAATTTCTGCACTTGGTAAATATAATCAAAGTGTTCAAAATAGAAATGCTCTTATAAAAGAACAAGAAGCTGAAGCAATAAAGAAACAAACTGAATTTGATCTTGCTAGATTTGATCAGCAATTTGAAAGATTAACAGGACAAACAAAAGTAGCTACATTAAAATCTGGTGTTGAAATATCTGGAAGTGCTTTAAATATTTTAAGATATAATGCTGAACAAGCTGAAATACAGAAAGATGTTATGGATTATAATTCTCAAGTTGCACAATCACAAAAAATAGAAGAAGCAAACTTTGCTAGAATAAGAGGACAAATAGCAAGAAGAGAAGCAAAAATTGCTCAACTTGGTGCTTATGCAAGAGCTGGAGAAAGTTTATTGAGAATAGGTGGTGTTACATAATGCCAAAAATTCCTACATTTACAGCACAAGCTAGACCTACAGCAGAAGCTGCTGGAGTTACTTCTAATATAAAAATACCTTTAACTCAAACTGTTGGAGCAGCATTAAGACCATTAGGCAAAGCTGCTGAAGATTATTATATAAAAGAAAAAGAAATAGAATTTCAAGTACAAGCTGGAGAACTAGATGCAGATGCAACTGTTGAAGTTTTTAATGCTGCTGAACAAGCTGAATTAAAAAATACACCACAAGAAGGAATAGATTATTTTAATCAACAATTTGAATCTATACAAAACAAATATAAAGCAAAAGCACCTAATAAAAATGTAGGTAATTTATTTAGTATTAATTTTTCTCAAAATAAAAGCACTTATGTAAATAATATTTTAAAACAAACAAGAAATAATTTAGTTACTACTAGGGTTGGTCAAGTAGAACAAAAAGTTAAATCAAAAATAGCAACAGCTATTTCTTCTGGAAATGATTTTCAATTTGATATTTTAGCTAAATCTATAGAAAAAGATTATCAAGGTTTAGTTAGTAATGGAATTATTGGTGAAAAAGATTTTAATATTTATAAAGAAAATTTACCTGCTCTTATTGAAACAGAGATGGTTAAAAAAATTGCTATTGATAATGCCTTTGGAGCATTAAGTTTATTAGGTGATAATAAAAATTTTCCAAATATTAAAGGAGATGCAAGAGATGATTTAAGAAAAGAATTGAGAGAAATATCAACCTTTCAAGGTAAAGCTGTACAATTTCAAACTAATAAAAGATTATTAGAATCTAAAAAAAAAGTTGTAGCTGCTTTACAAGGTTCTGAAGCTGATCAATTTTTTGGAATAAACCCAGATCAAATTAATGAATATTATACAGGAAATAAAGAATATGATGATCAAATTAATAATTTAAATAATAAAATTATTAATAATGAAATAAGTTTAGATAATAATTATTTAACAAATGATAAAATTATTAACAAAATTTTAAGTAATGAAATAAAAAATCCATTTCAAAAATTTAAATTAGCAGGAGAAAAAGATTCAAAAAGTATTACAGAAAGAATTGGTGATGGTTCAGTTAATTTAAATGATGATAATTTTTTTAATAATATTTTTGAATCACAACAAAATCCAGAATTAAATAAAACTAATAAACAATTTTTTAATTTTATAGATAAAGTAATACCTTTAATTGAAGGATCACCAAGTTCTAAATATTTTGATGACAACTATAATAATAGATTAAGTTCATTTAGACAAGATATGTATGCTAGATTTGTTGAAGGATTAAAACAAAATGTACCAGTAGAAAAATTATTAGATTCATTATCTGATAATTATATTGGTAAAGATATTTTAGATTATTCTCCAACAAAATCACAAGTAAGAAATGCTCTTTTAAGTTTTGCAAAAAAAGAACAACCTGTATTAGTTAATGATAAATTTAAAAGACTTCCTGGAGAAACACCAAGTGAATACATACAAAGAATACAAAATTTAACAGATAAATAAAATGAATCTAAATGAACAACAAAAATTATTAGAGAAAGGTGGATTTAGTAGAGCAGAAATAACAGGATGGAAACAAGAAAAAGTTAAACAACTTCAACAGGGAGGTTTTACAAATCAAGAAATTTCTGATGAGTTTAAATTTGAACCAGATAATAAAGTTATTAAAGACTATGTTAATAAAATAACTAAAGATTATTTAGCACAAGACATAGTTATTCCAGAAGATGAAATGCTATACCAATCAAATTTAAACAGAGGTAAACCAGTTAAACAAGCCATAAAAGATATAAAAGAAACTGTAATAGGAAAAGAATTTGATGGAGATTATATAGCTGAACAAATATTAGGAACTAATCTTTGGAATTTAAGTAAGAGAGCTGCAAAAGGTGAAGGCACTCCAGAAGCACTATCTATGCCAAAACCAGAAGATTATACTTGGACAGAGGAGTTTCTTTCAACATTAGGTACACTTGCTGTTGACTCTCCTATTTATGCTGGAAGTGCAGTTGTTGGTTTACCAGCAGGTAAGTTAGGTGCTGGATTTACAGGAGCAATGATACCTACAACAACCAGATCAACTTTACTTAAAGTTTTGGAAAATCAAGATGAAGGCAAACCATCTGATGTTATTAAAATATTATTAGAAGAAACTTTAGAAGAAGGTTTAAAAGAAGGTGCAAAATTTTCTGCATCTCTTGCTTTACCAATGTTAAAAATACCTGGCGGTAAAACTTTAGCTTCTAATTATATTTCAAGAACAGCAGCTCAAATAACTGGTTATCAAGGAACAGGTTTAATATTAGATGAAGAGATACCAGATAAAGGAGAGTTTGCATCTACCGCTTTATTATTTTCTTTATTTAATATTAGATTACCTAAAGCAAAAGCAGAAAAAAAAGCAAAACAAATTTTTGTTGATTATGGAAAAAAACCTACAGACATAGCTTTAGATTCTGCAAAGAATAGAACAGTAAGAGAAGATTTATTATCAGACAATGTAACAATTAGAGCTTACGAAATAAAAGATTCAAAAAAAATAGAAATACCAAAAGAAGAAATACAGGTTACAACCAAACCAAGATTTAAAGATCCTATTGCAAGTAAAGCAGCAGAAAATATTTCTTTTGAAGCAAAACAAATTCCAATTACAAAAGAACAAATTAAACAATCTATAAAAAATGCAGCTAAAACTTCTAAAAGAAAATTTATTATTAAAGCTATAGATCAAAAATATCCTGTGCTAGAAGCATTAAGAGAAGCTAAAGTTAAAACTAAAACAGGAATTGAAAAGTTAAATACATACGAACTATTAAGATTACAAGAAGGTATGCAAGGAAGATCAGCACACTTTATTGAGTTTGGAACTCTTGATTTTAAAACACTAGCTGATAATGGACCATCTCTTATTTCTATTGTTAAACCATTTGTTAAAGATAAAACTGAAACAAATTTATTAAGTACATATTTAACAAACAGACACGCAGTAACTCTTGCAAAAAGAGGTAAAGAATCTGGTGTTGATATTCCAAATGCAGAAATATTTTTAAAAAAATATACAAACAAAAAAGTTAAAGATCCAGATACAGGTAAGATGATTACTTATGAACAAGCCGCTAAAAAAATAGATACTTATTTGCAAGATGGTGTTTTAAAATATGCTTTTGATGGCGGACTCATAACCAAAGAATCTTATAACGCATTTAGAGAAATAAATAAAAACTATATGCCTATGGCTAGAGAACTTCCAAGACCAGGAGAATCTGGATTTATAAAAGGATCAAATAATCCATTTAAAAAATTAAAAGGATCAAAGTTAAAAATAATAGATCCATTAGAAAGTATACTTAAAAATACAGATTACATTGTCAGAATGACAGAACTTAATAAAACTAAAAATGATTTTATTAATATTATTTTAGAAGCTCAAAAAAAAGATCCATTAGCTTTTGATTGGATTAAAAAGAAAAAAGGTAATTTAAAACCAATAACAGTTCAAAGAAAAGAATTAGAAAAATTTTTTGATAAAGAAACTCTTGATAAACTTTCAGATAAAGGAGTGCAAGAACTTTCTATATTTAGGCAAGAAGCTGTTTATCCAGATGGTAATTCTATTTCTTTAAGAAATACTAAAACTGGCAAATATGAGGTATGGGAAGTTGGTGAAGATTTAGTTACTGCTTTCAGAGTTATGGATAATCCAAGTATGAATTTTGTAGCAAAATTTTTAACAGCTCCAACAAGAACTTTAAGAACAGGTGCAATCGTAACACCAGATTTTGCTTTGCCAAACTTTTTTAAGGATACAATGAACGCAACTTTTCTATCTAAAGTAACTTGGCTACCTATTGTGGATTCAATTAGAGGATTATTTAATGTTGTTTTTAAAGATCCTAAAAGAGCAAATGAAGCATATAAAAGATTTTTAAAAAGTGGTGCAGCATTTAGTACATTAAGATCAGTAGATAGAAGAAACTTTGATGCACCTGTTCATCAACTATTAAATAAAGGTGTTATGAGAAATGAATATTCAACACCTATATTAGGACAGTTTAGATATTTAACAGAAATTTCAGAAGAAGCTACTAGGGTTGGTATGAGTGAAAAAGTTTATAAAGCAGCAAAGAAAAAAGGTTTATCAGAAAGAGATGCTTTAGAAAGAGCTGGTTATGAATCAAAAAATTTATTAGATTATTCAAAAAAAGGAACAGTTGGTGCTTTTGTCAATAAAGGTGTTCCATTTTTTAATGCTAGAATACAAGGTGCTACAATAGCTTTTGAAGCTGCAAGAGATAGACCTAAAAAATTTTTAGCTATGATCGGAATTGCTGTAGTCTTACCTACAGTAGGTAATTATGTTGCTAATTTAGATGAAGATGGAGAACTTAATAAAGACTATAAAGAACTTCCTGATTATATTAAAAATAATAAATATTATACAAAAGTAAATGGTAGAGGAATGTTTTTTCCAAAAGGATTTGAAGTTGGAACTTTTTTTTCTAATCTTACTGAAAAAGTTTTAGATTATATTAGAACAAATGAAAAACAAGAATTTACATCTTATGTTTCAGATTTTGCTAAAGAACACGCAAAAGGATATACTCCTATACCAACATTTGCTAGACCTTTTATAGAAAATTTATTTGACTACAGTATATTTAGAGAAGCTCCAATATTACCTCCATCAGCTCCTAAAGATATGCTTAATGCTTATTACTCAACAGAATATACAAATCCAACTTTAAAAGAATTAGCAGAAAATTTAGCTCAAATAGTTGGTACAGATAATTACTTTGCAAATCCAATATATTTAGAAAATATATATGATTCTTATACTGGTGGTATTGGTAGATTAGTTAAAGAATCTATTAATAGTATAGCAATCAAAGGTGGTATCATAGATGATCCTATTAGACCTAAAGATCCATTAACTAAAATACCTGGTATAAGAGTGTTTCAAGCTAAAGATGTTTATGGTTACTCTAAATCAATACAAGAGTTTTATAATTTAACAAAAGATTATAAAACTGTAATAAATACAGTAGATTATTTACTTAAAATAGGCAATACAGAGGGATATTTAAAAGAAATACAAAAAGTTGATTTTGATGTAGAAGCGGTTATAGAAATAGAAGATGGTATGAAACAAGTATCAGATGATATAAAGGTTATATATAATGCTAAAATGAAAGATGATGGTACTTTATTTACTCCAGAAGAAAAAAGGGATTTAATAGATGACCTTTATAGAGTAAGAATAGGTTTAGCTCAAAAAGGTGTACAAATTATTAAAAATGTTGAACAACAAAAGAAATAGTATATAGGTAAAGTAATATGACAGTATCTTCAACTACAGTAAAAAACTCCTACTCTGGTAATTCAAGCACAACAGTATTTGCTTATAGCTTTAAGATTTTTGCAGACACAGATTTACAAGTAATTATCAGATCCTCTACAGGAACTGAAACAACCAAAACTCTAACCACGCACTACACAGTATCTGGTGCTGGAGATGCGTCAG